CAGCGCCACGCCGTTGTATGGCGTTTTGTTAAAGTCGGGGAAACGCGGGTCACCGCGAAAGGGCAGATACGTGCCTGCTGTCACGGTTGTCCACGCCGCATCGGTGGGACTTTCTTTAATTTCCACCGTCGAGAGCGACACAAACGGGTCAGTCATGACATACGCTAGCCCTGTGCCTGCGTACATGCGCGCGCTGGCGGTGGCGGCGGCTTCCAGCGGTACGTTCCAGTTGCACATCATATCCAGCGCTTCCGCAGCGGCATTCAAACAGCGCTGGATAAAATCATCCTTATCGCTGCTGAGACTGCCAAACTGCGAACGCAGTTCTTCGATGGTGGCGTAGGTCGTATCGCTCATGGTTTCGCCTCTGGGTGAAAGGGTGTCCCAGAGAGGACACCCCTCCCATGCCTAACAATGCCCGTCAGACGTTGCGGATGATCTGAGCGACTGTCGCCAGATCATTGTCCGAAGCGGGTTCGTAACGCGCCACGCCAGCCAGCGCTGCCACTGCGACGTTGCCGCCCAGCGTGCCATCGCCCACCGTCACGCGCGCCGAGACGTACCGACGCCCCAGGGCCGCCATCTTGTTTTCGTCGATTTCAATCCACGCTTCCTTGTTGTCGTCGGTTGCGGAGAATTGTGTAATCGCGTAACCGCTGATGTCGGCTGCGCTGGTGCCGCTGCTGTCCGTTGCCGAACGCAGCTTAAAGTCCACCGTGATATCGGTTGCGCCCAACAGCAGCAGGAACGCCACACGGCGGAACTTGCTGATGTCCACCCATGCGGTATCGCCCGTGTTGTTGTCGATGAGCTGTGGCGAGACGCGCCCGACCAGTGCAATCTGTTCCGTTAGTGCCTGAGTCTTCACTGCCATTTCACACCATCCTTAGAGCGTCGATAGCGCGACGAACGGCGACACGGTGCTGCTGTCGCCTGCCAGCGTGATGACGCCAGAAAGCCACGGCTGCCCGTCTACGCGGTGAATGACACGGAATGCCGTCTTGTTCGAGCCAAAACCCACCGAGGGGTCGCTCTCGACGGAAGTGGCCTGACGGTCGCCGATGACGTACATGCTGCGATCCACCAGCAGGATATCGCCCTTGGTGCCCACCGCAGGCTGTTTGTCCGTCCAGATGACGGGACGCCCCAGCAGCGTGTTGGGCACGCCCTGCGCGGTGTTGCCCCACAGGTAACTTGCGTTCCCCGATGGGCCGTTCATCAGCATCAGCACGCTCTTGAGCGAGTTGTTGATGACCCACACGCCATCGTTGCCCCAGAAGGCCGTTTCCATGCCCACCAGGTCATCGTACTTGACGGTGACAGTGGTGGTACGGGTGACGGTCTTGGTGCAAGGGGCGTTCACGATCCCCAGCGGTTTGCCTGCACCATCGCCCATGATGAAGGCGTAGTCTTCCGCCCACGCAATCGCGCCGGGGAAACCCATACGCCCGCCCAGGAATGACGCCAGTGACACCGACGCATCCTGAAGCAGCGAATTGCCGACGTAGGTCAAGCCGACCAGTTCGCTGGCCACCAGCGCCGCCTGCTTAAAGCCTGCATCGCTGGTTGTAATGGCGCTGGCTTCCTGCTGCCAGTAGACGCGCACACCACCGAAGAAGGTGGGGACGCCGCTGGCGGGAACCGTCGCCTGATCCACGACAGGCATATCGACCTGACGCGAACCCATGTTCACAATTGTTGCGCCCTCGCGAATGGCGGACATCGGGGCGGCTACGGCCATGAGCTGCGCCAGATGTTCGGTCTGGATGATGTACCCACCCGCGCCGCCTGTCGCACCGGTCATGTCCTTGCGATTTGAGAAATCGCGGTCTTCGAAGACCTTCAGACGCGGGTCGCGCACCTTGCCCTTGCTCAGTACTTCCTGAGCCAGAGCGGAGGTGAATTCACCCCACGACTTAAAGCCTTCTTCCTTCTGCTGTTCTCCCCGCAGGTGCGTGTCGTTTTGCAGTTCACCGCCCGCCGCATTGATTTCAGCAAGCTTCGCGGCCCGATCCTTCAGGCCCTTGGCTTCTTCCATCATACGGTTGGCTTTTTCCACGTCGTCCGCTGACGCATCCAGATTACGGATGATCTCGCCCGCGTCCTTGTAGAGCTGCACCGCACGCCCTGTCAGGAGGTCTACATCATTACGTAAGGCAACCATGCCTATCCTCCTAAGGTTTCAAGTTCAAGATTGATTTGCGCCAGTAACCGCTGCCGCTCGTTTGCGGTGAGTGCTTGCGAAACTTGTTTCGCCTGCGGCTCGACCAACGCGGGGGGTTGTGCTGGATTGTCCAACAGGGCATCGTCACGCCCTGATTGTTCACTTGGTTCGTCGCTGGCTTTGGCGTTATCCGCGCCTTCGCCTGCGTAGTCTTCTGTATCTTCATCGTCGGGATGTTCGATGAGTCCGGCGGCCATCAGCACATCGGTCAGCGCTTCGTAGGCCACCCGTAAGCGTTCGGCGTTGGACGCGCTGATCACGCGCCCCTCTTTGACCAGCGCCTTACTTTCTTCCGTCAGCGCCGCCGCCCACCACAGCATCCCAAAGCCCATGTCCATTGGACGCAGGGCAAGGTCTTCTGGAATGGCGTCCAGAAATGCGCCGATGCTGACTTTAAGCAGGCTCAACAGCGCCGCGTGTTCATCGTTGTTGGTAAGTCCCACCGCAAGGAAATCATCATTGGTGTAGTTGCCCGCTTTAAACAGGCACGCCGCCAGATAATCCCCAAGCCGCTGCGTTGCGCTGCCATCCGGCATGTACTCTTTGGCGCTGACAGTGGCCGTTGCCTGATTCATTCCCCACAGGACTGGTGAGCACTCAAAAAGGCGAATTTCGTCAATAAAACGGGCATTCACCTTCTGCCCGCGCCATTCAATCTTTTCGTAGTGCTGACGAATGATGTCAAAGCCGATGGAGTATTCACCGATGACACCCGCCTTGATGCGGTTAAAGATGGCGTTGCTTTTTTCATCGTCCACCATAAACTGCATCCGCACCCACAACCCGCCAGTGGCTTCGGGGTACTCAGCGGTGATTTCCATCGGCAGTTCAGTGGCTTCCATTTCGCGAATGGCCAGCACCTTGGCGATGGCGTTTAACGTGCTGTCGGTGTTGTGCTGGTCAAGCACAAGGATTTTTGACCAGCGTTCGGAGATGGTCTTGGCAAACGCGCCCTTCTGAACGATGTCGTTGCCATAGTCCAGAATGCCAAAGACGTTCACAATGGCTTCCACAACCCCGGCATCGGCTTTTGTGATGTGGGCGTGAAAGGCTTTATCTAAACGCTCGAATTGTTTTTTCATACCCTCTCCAAACAAAAACACCCGGAGCAAAGGATGCTCAGGGCATTCGGTGTGTTCTGCAAGTTGCGCTCAGGGCGCTTCAACTGCGGTTAGCGGCGTTTGATTTCCTGTGGCTCGAAGCGCCGCGTGTTCAGCCGTTCATCGCTCGTAACAATCTCAGTGGCGACCGATGGATAACTGCGCACGATATGTTTGCAGTTGGGACACAGGATTTCCACTGTGCCGCGCCCATCGCTCTCACCGAGCTTTTTGTTACACTTCGGACAGCGCACGTCCATCATCAGGCACGCGCCACCGCTGCGTGGTGGATCGCCAGTTCCAGCGACGTGGTGGTGGGCGCGTATCCCACATACGTCCAGAAGTCACCCGCGCCTTCATCTGCCGCAGGCTCAATGCTGCCCGCTGTGCCAGAGATGCCGTAGTGCTCGCCCTGAACCAGCGTTGCCGTGCCTGTCACCGTGCCCTTCGTCTGTACCAGCACCTGCGACCCGCTGGCCACCGTGCCGATAACGACGCCAAACACCTGCGCCTTGGTGGCCGATGTCTGGTCTGCCTTCTTGAGTTTGTTGCTGTCGGCAGGGTCACGGTAGACCAGATTGCCGTTGGTCAGCGCTTCCCCTGCGATATGCCCGCTGTCAAAAACAGCGTTCGCGCCGGGGGTGATGGATGTGCCGAGTGCTACTGGAGCCATGTGTTAAGCCTCGCATCTTAATAATCAACGTTTCGTTAATTCTTGGAATTGTAGCATATAACAGAACAAATGTGCAAGTGCATTATGCAATCTTACCGTTTCGTTGACTGTGTTTCGAAAAGCGGCGGGAGTGTTTCGGGCAGGGTGTCGGGTTTGCTGTTGGGCTGGCGAAAGACCACATCCAGTTTCGTGGCGGCCTGTACGGCATGTTGCCCCCACTCGTTCGACAGCAGATAACAGGGAGGATCGGGCGGGTCGATAGGAATAACCGCCAGCACAAGATCCGTTGGCAAGCGCCAGATACCGCTCAGCAGGTGGTGGCGATACACATCACAGATGCCATTGTCGATATTGGCCTGCCAGCCATCCCGCACAAATTCCGCAACCGTAATCACCGTTGGGGGCGCACTGGTCTTTTTGGGGCGTTTGTTATTCATGCGCTGTTGCCTTAAGGTTAAAATCGAAAAAATACAACCAGCCCCCGCCCTTAAATTCATTCTTCAGATAGCGCAGTGTGAGCACGTACCCCTGTTCGCTAATGCGCATTCCAGTCGCAGAGTCGGCGTGTGTGGGATGTGTCCGCACCCATTCAACCAGCCGTTTAGCATCCTCGCTGTAGATCATAAACAGTCCGGTTTTGCCATCAGGGCGATATAACTGCGCCCGATCTGCGGGAGCGTGCGGGAATATCACACGCCAGAATTCCCCGTCCGGCGCGGTGGGCAGTTCGCACACCAACGACTTGTGCAGCCAGCGTTTACGCCGTTCGCCTGAGACATGCCCGGAAACGCGCACGCTGTCGCCATCATGCCCCGTCACCCGCAGCAGCGTGCCAGCGGGATACACAAACTGCCCGTCAATAGCGAGGTCTGTTTTGTTGGTCAGGTATTGGCTTGTCACTCACACCTCACTCTTCACAAACATGTACCACGCCTCGCTCACCGCATGGGCAAACGCTACCTGCTCGACCACAATAGCGGTATCAGCCACCGTGACCCGAAAGCCTCCTGCCACCACCTGAATGCCAAAGCGCGGGTTTCCCGCAATAAGCTGCACCGCGCCGTGTTCGTCAAATGCCCAGTTGGGGGAATACTCTGCCCATGCCAATGGTTCTTCAATCAGCCAGCAGTCGGAAAAGGGTTCCTTGTGTCCGTTGCGTTCAATGATGTAGGCGCTGCGTCCAAGATACTGGCGCTGTGCCACACGGTAACCAAATAGTTCCCCAATGGCGCGGTTAAGGGTGAGCGCGTCCATCGCGTTCTCTCTGTCGATTATTGGCGATCACCTCACGGCGGTAAGTCCCCCGTCGTTGAACGTATACCGTATCATCGTTATAAGTCACCCTCACAACATGCGGAGCCGTTAACAGGCGCACGGCATAACATTCTTCATCGGGATAGTATCCAACCACTTCAAAGGTAAATTCAAAATAAGTCAATCTGTTAGCCTCTAGTGCTGCAAATCGGCTTCCTTCAATCTCCCATTTTGGAAGTGCCGAGATTTCCCCACCTAACCAATGAAAAGCTACTCTCCTTTTGCTTTTCGGGGAACGGAATACATTGTCATGGATGACCATGCGCCCACCCGCGATACTGCTAGGGATATTGCCTTTAAGAATGGGTATGTCACTCATTAATCCCCCCCCTAAAATTCAATCTCATCAATCGTGGTCGGGGCGTCCAGCGGCGGCGCGATACGCTGCGCGATGTACAGGTGTTCATCGGGATAATAGGCCAAAAGTTTCAGCGTGTACTGGCAGACGGTGAGGATGTCCCCGTTCACTGCTGCATAACGCGCGTTCAGGTCATCCAGCATCGGGGCGTAAATCTGTATCTTGTCCCCGCCCTGCCATATCGCCGTAGCGTCTATTACATCTCCCGCATCATCGTAGGTTTCGGAGACCGTCACCATGCCCGTGATGCCACGCTCCTGTTCGTAGGGCAATCTGCCGCGTATCACCGGAATGTCAGCCATCGGCTATCCTACTGCGTCCCCGTCTTGAGACTCAATGGCGTTAGCCTTGAGCACATCCCCATCAGCATCCACTGCGTTCAATGGGACAACCACTTCCACTGCCGCATCTTCCACAAGCGGCGTGTGGGTCACCGTCAGCAGTTGGCGACTGACGACGGACACGCGCGTCTCATCTTCCAGCACCAGACGGAAGATACCATGATCGCGCGCCATGCTGGTCAGGCGCTTGCCCTCGTAGGCAATGGCGATTCTAGCCTCATAGAAGGGGGCAAGATACAAAGGGGTGCACAGGTCTTCGACGTATGCTTCCACGCTGTCACCGCTGGCAAAAAGCGCCGTATAGGACGGTTCAACGGGCGTTTCGGGCGCTGTGCCTGCCAGTTCTTCAGTCAGTTTACGTTTAGCCATGAGGTTTTCTCCTATAGGTGAAAACTAGAACATGTGTGCCATTATATCACATCAGGCGATAGCCGCGATGGTGCATCTGCATTCCGCGACTTCACTTAATGGCGCTCCTAAACTCATGTCGCCTGGGTAGTTCATTTGATAGCCGCCGATGATAAAAGGCTCGTCCATAGGTTTGATTTGCCCATCGGCGGCGGCGTGGCTGTCGCGCGTGCGGTCGTCGTTCGTGGGAATCCATTCGCGTCTTGCCACCCCCCACTGACGGTAGGTTCTGTCTGCGCTGGCAGATGCCGCCCTCGTCGTTTCTGTGCGTGCGATGTTTTCAGTCCGATACGGCGGCATCCGCTGGCTCAGGAAGTCAAAATCTTCTGCGGATACCCCTCCCGCCATCCACTGCTCAAACACCAGCCCCATACGCGTTTGCATTTGCGGGATGCTCCACCCTTCATCTGCCGCCTGTTCCAGAATGGCGCGTATCGCGTCGCCTGTCGTGCGTGAAATCGGGTCTGCAAACACCAGCGTGTATGTTCTTAACCACTCAGACGGAAACACGGTATCCACCACCAGCTCACGCCCCAAACGACCCGCCCAGTAATTGCCCACATCCAGCGCCACCGCACCCACCAGCGGCGTAAACCCATCCTGCCATGCCGGAATGCTTTCCGTCGCCAGATACGCACCCACCAGCGGAATGAGGTCTTTCCAGTCGATGCTGGCCTTACGTTCCAGCGCTTTGGTTTTGGCATCCGTCACCAGCGCCAGTATCGCGCGTTTGTCCGCTTCAAACTGTTTGCGCGCTTCGCTGGCGAATGCTGATTCGTGAGATTGAGCGATGTTATCCTGCGCCTTCCAGATGAGCGTTTTTTCTTCATGGGTATAACCAGATTTGTTGTTGGGCAGCACTGTTTCATGGACAACCCTGTAATCCTCACGCGCCCAGCAGACCGCAGATGGACGCAGGGTTACAGTGTCCGAGGTGGCAGGCAGCGCCACCTTTTCCGCATAGTATCCCAGTGTGATGTGGGGAACCCACTTTAACGTGTATTCGCTCACCGCAATGCCCGCCGTCTGTAACGCCTCACAGACACGGCGCTGGAACTGTGCCAGCGTGTCGTCGTACTGGATATTCAGAACCAACGGCGTCGGCTGTCCCTGTTCCGGTTCAAAGGTGGAAAAGGATGTTCCCGTGACGACAAGGTTTAAATCTTCCGGCGTACAGGCGCGGAAAACCGTGTCGAAGCTTGTTTCATCCACATCCGGCGCATACGCCAGTGTGATATGAAGCTGTTGGGGCGGTGTGAGTTCCAGCGCGGGATTAGCCGCTTTCGCCAACTGCTGAAGGGCAAGTAACTGCGGCTCATGTGCCAGCGAGAGGTAAACGTATCCCGCCTGTTCCGCCGCTTTCACGCTGCGAACAGAATCGGGCCGTGCTTTTGCCCCCTCATTGTCCACCGTTGCCGCATCTTCCATCGCGGTCTGTTCTGCCTGTGCGTCCAGCGTATCCTGTGCATCCTGCGCTGCTGTGTCTGGCGTTTGTACCCCTGCGCGCGGCGTGCCCACCGGCAGCATACTGCCCGGCACATACCCCACGCCGCCATCTGCGGTGGACGGGACGTTTAACCCCACCGTGCGGTACGCGTCATCGCGCGGCGTGCCCATGCTCCACATCTTATGCGCCGCATTCACCAGTTCAGGAATGTTCTTTTGCAGCGCGGGGACTTCGCTCAGGTCGTGCATGGGGAACGCGCCATCATCGGGGTACGTCAGGTAATACTGGTCATCCGATTCCATCAGACGCATTTCACTACGCATGGTGTCTTCCCAGAACATGATCCGCGCCTCGCGTTTGTTGGCGTAAGAACTCTTTTCCAAGCCGCTGAGCGTTTCAATGAGGATGCCGGGGACACCGAAGGGCATGAGGATGCGGCTCTCGTTACGTTTGTCCAGCGCATCAAACTTCATTTCCTCAAAGTTCATGGCGATACGCTGGTATTCAGCGGACTGATCCAGAATCAGCACGTCGCCCCAGTTTTCACTGCCCCCGTAGACTTCCTTGTAACGGTTGCGGATGAGGCCAACGGTGGCCTCGTCGATGGGCATGTTGTATTTAATCACGCCGCCCACCATCGCCTTGTTTTCAAAAAACTTCTTTAAAAAGTGGGTGACATCGTTATCCACATCGCCCGACTGTGCCAGCGGTGTCATCGGCGACAGGCCGTAGCCCAGGCCCCCTAGCGGGTCGCCGGGGTTGGGGAATTTGATGTGAATCATGTCCTCTGGCAGGATGGGCAGCCCGTCCTGTGTCGTGTAGCCGTCGGGACGGTACAGGTAGCCCTTGATGCCGTGCCCGTCGTCAGGGATGATGTAGACCCAATCGGGACGCAGCAGCCACAGCGCTTTGGGAAAGGCCCCAGTGCGATCGCGCTGCAAAAAGGTATAGGCGTTGCCCGCCAGATTCAGGTACGTCATGCGTAACTGCTGGTATTCCGCTGTGGACTGGTACGGGTTAGGCCGCGCCAGCAGTTTACTCAGGGGGTGATTGGGCAGCATCCGCACAGGATTTTCCATCGACTCACCAAACGCGCGCTGTGGGGCCGACATGTATGCCCGTCCCTTGTAGGCAATCGCGCTGTGGATGAGTGTATTGAGGTTGTAACCTTCTTCGATGTAGGCGTCTAAATTCAGCAGGTTCCACTGCGGCTGTCCATCGCGCCATGACGGGAATAACATCATGGAGGAGGAGGCTGGACGGGACGCGGCTTTTTCCCCCGCGCTGGGAGACAGGGGGACAATACTGCCATCCGCCCCCACCATATACTGCGCGGCGGCAGTTCTGTTAAACACCTGCCCTACAAACTGCCCGATCTGGTTTAAAATGCCCATGTATGCCCCTATCCCGCAAAAACCCCTAATTTGCCCACCAGTTGTAACGCCAGCATGTAGGCGTCTGATACATCGTCCATATCGCCATCCGGCGCGCGCAGCGTCGAGCCTTCGATACTGCTCATCTGCGTGTAGGCTTTAAAGCTGTGGATGATGGTCCACCGGTCTTTCACCGCTTCTACGCCCTTGTCATACAGCATTGTTTTCCCCGGCCCATTACTGAGCCAGCCCTCTTTTTTGTCCGCCCCCCATGCGCGCTGCACCCCTGGGCGAAACGAACGCAGCCATAACAGCACCGCATGACCATGATTGTTACGCTCCACCATCGCGCGGGCATTGTTATACCACTGCGAAAGGGCAGCGATGTGTGCCGCAAACGTATCCGGTTGGAACTTGCCCGATAGCTCCGCAACCTGCTCCCCTGTTTTGGCATTTAAAACCACCGCCGCGCTGTCGTCTGACGTGGGATTGCCTTCTGCTGGATCAGCGCCTAAACAGTAACGGGCGTCCTGTTCCGGCAGCTTGTACACGGTTAAACCGGGGATCACAGGTGATTTTTCGGGCAGGCGCTCCAGAGGGATGGGAGCAACTTCCTCATAACAACTAAGCAGCATGGCGGGCGGAAAACGTTTATTCAACGTCTTGGATGCCAATGCTTCGGCATCGTTCGCCGGATATTGCTCATGCAAGGAATCCAGCGTGCCATCCAGCGCCAGAGAGTCGGCCTTCTGTTTTTCATACCATACCGCGTCTCTGTCGGGCCTTGCTGTCCACGATAAAAACACAGGTGTATATTCATTTAACCCCTGCTTGGCGGCACGATAAATCGCCTTAAAAATGCTGTTGGGTTTATCCTTGTTGGGCCGCCCCAGCAAAAACAATTTACCGCCATTATCGACTGTTGGTTTTGCCGAACGCATCAGCGCCCCAAAATCGGAAATTAAATCCGATTCGTCACAAACCACCGTCGTGGCAGTGTAGGCGTCGCCGCCTGTTGTGGGAAACGCACGCACCATTGAGCCGTTGGAAAGTTTTAACAGGTGGGCATTGTCCGTGTCGATATACCGCGCCTGTAACCACGTCGGAAGTTTCAGGTACATATCCTTTAGCCTGAGCAGCATGTCCTTGGCTTCTTCATCGCGCCGCGAAAACATCATGACGGAGGCAATCGGGCGAAACAGAATTTCCCACAGCGCATAGGCGAGGGCCAGCGTCGTCATGCCGATCTGACGCGCCTTTAACCCGACAATGTAGCGCCGCGTGTGCATCAGGTGCAGCACTTCTACCTGCGCCTTCCACAGTTTAAAGGCAAACCAGCTTCCGACCTGTGGGTCAAAGATTTGTACGTATTCATTCACGAAGTAGATAGGAGAGGTCGCACACTTGCCAATTTCAGCGACGATCCATTCACGCTCCGTTGTCTGTGCCGCTGCGACCATCCTTTATTGTTTCCTCATACTCGCGCGCTTTGGCGATAATGGCCCCGAAATCCTCAAGGCTGAAGGGTTTGTATTCCTGCGTGCCATCGGGATTGGTGGGCGCGATCTTCTGCACATCCAGCCCCGTCAGTTTCATCAGGCGATCCAGCGTCTGCCCCGCACCATTGAGAAACGAGGGGTTCCCCGCGCGTCCCTCGGTGCGTTTGCTGACTTCCACCTTTTTGCCATCGGCCCCGGCGCTCTGTTTGGTGCTGTCCACCTCACGCGGCAGCTTGCTCTTTTGCCACGCGGCGTACCATTCTTCGAGTTGATACAGCGCCTCATCCACCAGCGTTTGTTTCCACACGCGGTAATGCTGCGCCGCTTCCGCCTTCCAGCCTGTTTCCAGTTCCTGCAAAGCGCGGTTGACGGTAGCCGCCGACAGGCCGAGTGCTTTGGCAATTTCGCCCTGCGTCTTGCCATCGTAGACGTACATCTGAGAGATACGCAGTCTGTCCCGCACACGGCGTTTGGGTGTGCGCCGCTGGCGTGGTCTGCGTCCTTTAGGTTCTTCGCTCATAGCATCTCACGAACATTTGTGCTGATTGTTTCTCGGATTATACACTAGAATTAAGACAAACAAAAGTAGGCTGTATAAAGCAGCCAAATCACAAGAAAATCTTAAGGTTGACTTTTAGGTAAAATACTATACAATGTATAGTAGTATGACCAATTGAACAGAGGCAGCAGGAGTAACGACAATGGCAGAAACATTCACTTACGGCTTATTCAATCGCCCCGCCATGTACGGCGCAGTTCCGGCAGGTTTCACCAACGCACAGGATAACAAAGAGTTTGCCTACGGCACAATCGACTATGACCACCGTCTAACGGATGAGGAAATCTACCGTTACGAACTAGCGCGCTTCAGCCCCAACACATTTGACCTGCCCATCGGCGCAACGGTTGAACGGTTAGACGCTGGCGAAGATGGATACACCATTATTCGCTACTATCGCGGGCGTTATATCCTTGCCCACAAGGCGACAGGTGATGAGGAATACAGCGTTAAGGTGTCGGATGTGCGTGCGATTGCAGCGCCCGCCGCCGTCGTTGAACCACAGGACGCGACAAGCGAACCGACGCCGGAAGACGGTTTTGAGCGTCCTTGTGAGCGTTGCGATGGTAGCGGCACAGTAACTAGCAGCGGTTTGTATATCGTGCCGTGCCCTGAATGCTACGGAACGGGTATTCACACGGAACCGGAACCTACCGAACTCGACGCGCTGCGTACCGAGAACGAGACGTTACGCGCACAGTTGGCGGCGGCACGGGCGAACCTCGCGATTACGCAGAAGGCGCTAGAGGCGATTGCGAGTAACTACGTTGGCGACAGAACGCCCGCCTCAATCGCTGGTGATGCGCTCATTCAGTCGAATTACTACGTAGATGCGTTGAACAAGTAAACCCCGGCCAGACCACAGGAGCAAGCTGATGAACAGACAACAAAAAACGAATGGTGGGCGTGGGATAGAATGGACTCAATACACCCACAATCCAATTTCAGGATGTAAACACGGCTGTGCATGGGAGATGCCAGATGGCACTATTGCCAACTGCTACGCCGAAGATGTGGCAACCAACGTCGCCCAGAAAGCCTATCCGCATGGGTTTGAACATCACTACTGGAACCCCGCTATTCTGGATGAGCCGCTGAAACTCAAGACCCCTGCCAGAATTTTTGTCGGCAGCATGGCAGATGTATTCGGGCATTGGGTTCCCAATGAGGAAATAGAAGCGGTGCTGGATATGTGCCGCCGCGCTCACTGGCACACCTTCCAGATGTTGACCAAAAACCCTGTCCGTGTTCAACACTTCGACATTCCCGATAACGTATGGATCGGCGCATCGACCCCGCCCACGTTCATGTGGGGCAAGCGGTTGAGCATCGAACAGCAGCGCCGGATGCTGGAACGTACCTTTGAGTCTCTGTCGAAGGTGAAGGCAAAGGTGCGCTGGATTAGTGCCGAACCGCTGGCATTCGACTTCTCAGACCTATTTGAGAAGTATCACGGCGTCATCAGTTGGGTTGTCATCGGGGCGGCTTCATCGGGACCGAAGTATTTCCCGCCGCGTGAGAGTGATGTCCGCGCCTTACTGGATGTGGCTGATAAACACGGCATTCGCATCTTCTTCAAGGGCAACATGAAAAGCCTGCCCATGACACTGGAACACTGGCGAGAAGATTTTCCAACTGTCAAGGGATCTTTGACGGTTGAGCCGACCTTCGACACGGGCATGATGTATGACCAACCGGCTCTCTTTGAAGCCGAAACGCCTTCCCCCATGCTCGGCAAACTCAAACGTGGCGACATCATTGAAACCAGCTACGGCAAACCTGCAATGGTTCTCCGTTCCGAAAAGACATACCCTAGCCATGAACACGCCAACGCATCCCTTCTCTTTGAGGACGGAACATTCGGTCATCTCCCCGAAAACACACTGACGCTTATCACGGCTGCTGCCGATGTTGTTCTCACCGAGTTCGCGGGGTTAAAAATTGGCTCTATCGTCGGCACTGAACATTCGGCGGGAACGCTCACAGGTGGCTATGGGGTAAAGGCTTTTGTTCATGGCGGCGACGGCAAGAATCGTCTCGTGCCAGTATCGTCGTTGACATTGGCTTTCGACACGGGCACGCTCTACGACCAGCCGCAGCCTGCCCCGCAGCGCTGTGTGATCTGCGCCAGCAATACAACGTCCACCAGCGACGATAAGCCCCTGTGCGCGTCCTGCGCTGAACGCATCGAAGCGTACCAGACGCGGGTGCAGTCACGGCTTGAACGGATGCACGCAGCAGCCGACGCCGCGCGTACCGATGCCACACGCGACCTACGCCGCGCCGAACAGATGGCGTCCATCATCCCTTTCGGCCAGCCGATCCTGAAGGGACACCACAGCGAGAAGTGGGACACCAGCTATCGCAACCGCATTGACCGGACGTGGCGACGCGGCTTTGAGAAACTACAGCGCGCCAAAGACCTTGAACAAAAGGCGGCAAGCGCTGAAAACCACGATGTTATCTCGTCAGACGACCCGCAGGCGATACTGAAGCTGCAAGCCAAAATCACGGCGGCAGAAGCCGAACAGGCGCACATGAAACAGACCAATGCCGCGCTGCGTAAGGTGATGCGCCTGCCAGCGGAACAGCGTGCCCCTGCGCTGATTGAGCACCTGCACATCAGCCAGCAGACCGCTGACAAACTGCTGCAAGGCGATTACAGGGGGCGTGTCGGGTATCCCGATTACCAACTCACCAACAACAACGCCAACATTCGCCGCATGAAACAACGCCTGAGCGAATTGCAGGCGCAGGTGCAGCGCGCGGCCTCTCAGCCGGAGCAGGAGACCTACGGTGATGTAACGCTGATCCGCGACACAACCGACAACCGCATCCGGTTGCAGTTCCCCGGCAAACCCGACGCCGAGTCCATCACCCTGTTAAAGCGGCACGGTTTCCACTGGTCGCCTAGTAACGATGCGTGGCAGCGGCAGTTGAGCAGCGCCGGAGAACGTGCCGTGACGGTCGTGCTGGCGCATCTGGGCAAGGTGAAAACGGCAGCGCGAACGCCTATCCGCTGTGACGACTGCGGCAAGGATATGGGGACGCCGGAGGAACGCGCGACGCGCAACGACAATGAGGTTATCGTGCGTGTCCACAACGGCGACGTGACACTGTGCGGGCCGTGTTTCAGCCGCCGTAATGGGACGCAGCAGGCCAGTTTTGAAACGGGGCTGGTGTACGATCAACCGATGCCGCAGGCACCAGAGCGCGTGCCTGTGCAGATGGTATTACTCTAGCGAGTCTTGAGGCGAGAGGGCATGATGTACACCGATAAGGATATACAGCGCTTTTGGTCAAAGGTTGCGAAAGCTGGTGTTGATGAATGCTGGCACTGGCAAGGCGCACTGAATTGCGGCTATGGCACGATAGCAATTGGCGGGCGTGTTATGCGGGCGCATCGTGTCTCTTACATCCTCGCATATGGGCAGTTTGATGCAGCTTTAGACGTTTGCCATCGCTGCGACAATCCATCATGCGTCAATCCTAGGCATCTGTTTTTAGGCACTGCCAAAGACAATATGCAAGACATGGTCGCCAAAGGGCGGCATTATGGCACGCATAAGCTAACCATTGAGCAAGTGCATACCATCCGTAAACGGTTTGCAGATGCGCCGCGTAAGTGGGGCTTGCAAGTAGCTTTGTCGCGTGAATATGGTGTTCACGAAACGACTATTTACCGCATTCTAAAAGGCAAGAATTGGGCAAGCAAATAGCTTTTAGATAAATGCCGTTATCAAGGGTAAACAACAAGGAGCATAAAATGACAGTCGATGAATTGAAGCAGCATATAGAAGCATTAGATAAACAACGCAAGGCCGCGCTTACCGAATACAACAAACTTGGATGTGATATTCAGAGTGCGGTTGCGGATTATGCTGAGGCAGTAGCTAAAGAGGCTGGGGTTTTAGTTGGGCAACAGCGCCAGCGCACTGATCGGCAAGAGCAATTTAACACTGTAGGCAGCATAAAATCTGACGCATTTCTGCAAGTGTGGGTAACGTTTAAGAACCCGCATTATTCACTGCGCTTAGATAGGTGTCTTGAACTCACAAAAGCTCAAGATTCTGTCACTCCAACATTTATGAAGTCCACTATATCAGTTGAATGGTCAAGCTTTGACACTGGCGAAAGCATTGGCAAGTTTGCCACACGCCTCACTGCCACAGACGGTTACATTTGTCCAAAGTGCGGTGATCCGTGTACTTTCCGCGAAGGTCAAATAGACGAACTACCCAACGGCGCAGAAGTACGTGGTTGGTGGTTTGATTGCTATAACTGTGGCATATCCTCAGAAGCTGTAGAGGGTAATTGGAACGGCGATGACTACTAGCCGATAACCGCGCTTATCATGCGTCCTAAATGCTACGCGAGTAGTGAGTACAAAGTGAGGATGAAAATGTACAAGATTCACATTACGTTAGACTTCAGCGAATATATAGACGACCAGAAGCGCTGGCTACAGCACATGACGCTGCACTATGTAGAGGTTCCATTCGTGCGCAATCACCCGAACGAGTGGAGATATCTCCCGAACTGGCACGCGCGGCGGGACAGAAATTATATGAGTGCTGAGAAGGCTCCTGAAAGCTGGAAACAGCCATGAAACTGACGTGGGATGACATCGCGCGTATCCAGACCGAACTCGACCAGTCGTATGTGCGTGCGCTGAGAGCCTACGAACTGGCGATTGAATCGGGCGTTCCGGCATGGCTGTTGGCAAAGCCTGAGCGCATTATCCTGATGAACCAGCCATCAGTGTTTAAAGCGCCATATGGCGCGAATATCAAACCACATCATGAGGTGAAATGAAAATGAAACTACTAGGATATGATGGACTATCGAGCGATGAAACCGCCACAGCCTATTATGCAGATGGCGAGAAACTCATAGCGATACTGTGGGGACATGCTGAAGAAAAACAACCAATTGAGGCTGTACACTTCTTATATCGTGAGGCAGATAACGCAGCGCAGATTCAAGACTACCAGCGCGCGAATGCAATGCAAAAAACAATCACGAACATTCGAGAGATATTCCCAATCGTGTGCCAACGCTGCGCGCGCAAAAACATATCACCAGTGACTATAGACGGTCTCTTCGTATGTGGAACTTGCTACTCACGCATCGCACGGCGTATAAATCGGCGTGAGGGGCGTAGATGAGATGACACACCAATTTGACCTGGACAAACCATCGCACCTGATCGCCAATGACGTGCTGCGCCAGCTTGAAATCCTGATGTCCGGCAGCGGCTTGCACGTCACATTTGGCACGCAGACACATGACCTGATTGAAGGCTTGGTAGCGCAGTATCAGGACAAGTTGATGGAAGCGAGCGCTAAAAGTCGAGACAACATGCGTGCCGACTTTTTGAACCAAGAACAAGAGGAAATTAAACAAGAGGCATGGTTACGTCAACGCCTTAAAACGCTGCGGTTTCCAATTGTCGAGGATGTCTACGTTTCATCAAAGCACACTTACTATGTGACATTTTCGCGCTTGCTATCGCGTGATGAAATTCTGTTGGCGGGGACTGTTAGCCTTGCGATTGAGCGCACGCCACCGCTACGCAATCGGTATCATATTGTGTTTCAAGCGCCGGACAGAGAAGAAGAATAAGTGTTGTAAATGGGTATTTGTAGGAGTTGAGAGAATATGACCTACACGATTGAGGAACTTGAGGCCTTTATAAACGATGGCACGCTGCAACTGCGTAGCGATGGAATTACGCATTTAGCGCTAACACTCGCAAGCCAACTACTCGACACCATGCGCGAAGCCGCGCGGCTTCGCGCGGCGCTGGAATGGTACGCAGCACAACCTCATTACCGCCAACGCTTTGACCCTGATTTAAATGATTTCACCAGTGACGTAATGGACGATTAAGGCGCACGCGCTGAGGCTGCGCTGAAAGGTGACGAATGATGCCCATTACCTTTTACGAACCGCCCGCCATCCTGGACGCGACACGTTCGCGCTGCAATCATCCCTATGCGGATTGGTGCGTCACGCGCATCGACTGGGAGATCATCAGCCAGCACGAACGCGGATACCCGATCTGGGGCTGCACCATCACGCCGCTGCTGGATCATCCCGATTCGCTGGCGCGTCTGCTGCCCGACGGGTCGATTGAATATCGTGTGCCGCGCGCTCATCGCGGGAACAGAATTTCACGCAAAAAACGAGCGCACGTAAATGGGACACTGCATAACACGACGCGGAAGGCATTCCATAAAGGCGTTTAACAGCACAAACGGACAGCGGAAGACGGAGTTAAGCGCACTCTTGTGTTTCCGCACTGTGTAACGTATAGTGTGTGTTAAAGGATAGACGATGGTCACAACAATGGCACACTGGTTAAAACAACAAATCCCGCTGCACTCGCGTATGGAGCAGCAGCTTACGCGGGTGGAGCAGGCGGCAGCGGCGCGACTTCAGGCGTTGGGACTGCCTGTTGTGACGGGGCGTTCGTGGGGGGTGGAAGTAGCGGTGAAAGCGCTGTATGGCCGCCTGATTGAACGCGGCGACCCCCTTACAGAACAGGACTATCTGCGCGCTGCCGAAGCCTATGCCGACATCACGGCGCATAATCGGCAGGTGTATCACATTCACCTGAAGGAAACGACAGTTGCGGCACTGGACGCGCTGGGGGCTTATTTTGTGGCGCGGTTCCCCAATACCCCCTACTTACGCGGGGGCAGCAACCGCCGTGTGCTGATCGTTATCGCTCTGTTTTTGTATGATGGAAGGTGAAATGAACACTCCCTACCCGCTTCATGATAAGGGGTAGTTTTCACCTATAGGCGAAAACCTATTCCACCGTAATGAACAAATCTTCGACCAGCGTTTCCACAGGGCTGGCGCTGGTGGTGATCGTGTTACGCAGTTGGTACGGCCCGCCGACAGTTCCACCGACAAGGCGCACCTGTGCCACCGTGTTTGTACCCACCACCCCATCATTATCCAGGGTCATGCCGTGCCCTGTGGACACAAATGCCCATGCGCTGGTCGCAATGGTATCGCTGTCACGTAATGCCTTGCGATTGCCCGCGCCGCGCCAGTCGATTTCGTAGACCACCGACTCCGCCGCTTTTTTCGTTTTTTGATTGTCGAATTCATTTGCCATGTGTGTTTACCTTTTTACCCGATAGCGCCGATAACGCCCTGCTGCTGTAAAGTCCCGGTCCCTGTCCTGTGCCGTGTAGTCTCTGTCACGTCCCTGGGCGGTATAGTCGCGCCCCCGGTCTGCCGCTGTGTATCCTCGCTCCCGATGATGCGCCACAAAGGTGTTTTCCACTTGCGCGCGGATCAGGAACCCGCCGACCAGGTAGGCGCTGAAACTGTCGCTGGCGCTTCCCTGCCCGTGTAAGTACGCTGCAACAGAATCCAGCGCGCTATCCTGCCCGCGCAGGTACGCCGCGAGGGTATCCGTCCCCTGCCCCTGTGCCGCTAGAAACGCGCTGAAGGTGTCGCTGGCGCTGAGCTGCCCGCGCAGGTACGCCTGTACGCTGTCGGCGGCGCTGGCCTGTGCCTGAAGGAAAGCACTGAGGCTGTCCTGTGCGCTATTTTGCCCACGCAAAAAGGCAGGCACGGCATCGCTGCTTGTGGCTTGCCCGCGCAGATAGGCGCTGAACGTATCACTGCTGGCGGCCTGCCCACGCAGATAGGCTGAAAAACTGTCGCTGCTGGCGGCCTGCCCATGCAGATAAGCGGAAAACGTGTCGCTGGCTGCCGCCCCTGATCCCACGCCTTCCAGATAGGCGCTGAAGCTGTCTGTCGCCAGCGCTTGCCCATGCGTAAAGGCGCTGAAGCTGTCGCTGGCTGCGGCCTCTGCCCGTAGATACGCGGCAAACGTATCTGCTGCGGTTTCCTGCGCCCGCAGAAAGGCCGACAGCGTATCACTGCTATTGGCTTGTCCCTTTAGATAGGCACTGAAACTGTCGCTGGCTGCGGCCTCTGCCCGCAAAAACGCATTCAGGCTGTCGCTGGCTGCCGCCTGTGCCTGAAGGAAAGCGCTGAAACTGTCGCTGCTGGCCGCTTCTGCTTTCAGGAAGGCCGACAGCGTATCACTGGCTGACAGCACGCCCATCAGGTAGGCGTTCAGCACATCGCTGGCGCTGGCCTGTGCCCGCAGATACGCGCTGAAACTGTCCTGCCCTGCCGCCTGCGCCTGCAAGAATGCTGCAAACGAGTCCTGCGTGGACTGCTGACCCTTGAGGAAGGCGGGGAAACTATCGCTGGCACTCAACTGCGCCCGCAAAAACGCACTCAGGCTGTCCTGTGCGCTATTCTGCCCTTTGAGGTAGGCGCTTAACACGTCACTGGCGGAAGATTGTCCGCGCAGATACGCACTCAACACATCAGCCAGCGATGCCTGTCCTGTGAGGTACGCGCTCACACTGTCGCTGGATGACGCCTGCCCACGCAGATACGCAGGTACGGCGTCTGTGCCAAGCGCCTGCCCCTTGAGGAAGGCGGCTACACTGTCACTGGCAGATGATTGTCCCTTGAGGTACGCCGCGAGTGTATCACTGGCGCTGGCCTGCCCCTTCAGGTACGCGCTGAAACTATCGCTGATAGCATAACCGACCTTGCCACCGCCGAAATTGTCCACGCGTGCTGTGGTGTTTTCAATCGTGAGCGCAATGTATCCGGCACTGCTGTACGTGCTGTCGCTGAACGTGCCCAGGCTCGTCCACGACCCGCCGGAGGGTTTACGCCACACTTCGAGGGTCGAGCCAATGATACTGACGCCCAGCGCGTCCCCGGAACTAAACTCCTGGTTAATCGTTGACCCCAGCTGCGTCGGCGTCTGGTTATCGACGCGGTACACGATGACGGTGTCTGTGCCCGCCGCCTTCAGCATCTGGATGTAATAGCCATCGACAGTTGCCGCGCCGACCTGCTGTAGCCGAATGCCGAGCGAGACTTCGTGACCGGACGATCCCACCGTGGGGATGTCTACATAAACTTCGCTGTCTGCGCCAAACGTCGAGACGTTCCAGTAACTTTCGGCAAATCCCGCGCTGCTGCTGGCCTGATTACTGGAAATCTGCAATCCGCCGCTGCCAAAGCCATAAGGGTCGGTTGTCCAGTTGGAACCGACCCCGCCGTTGGCGCGGTTAAAATCATCCAGTATGCCCGTCGAAGGGAAGGAATAGGTTCCCCCCGAGGGCGGCGCATTAAACAGCAGCAGCAGTGACATTTATCCCCCTGCGCGGCGATTGGACATATAACGCCCGCGATTGGTCGTATTGCCGACGATCCCGATCATGGCGCGTACCCCCGCGCGGTTGGTTTTGGCCACTGCCAGCGTGCCGGACACCAGCGCATTCTGCTGCGTGCCGAGTACCAGCGCAGTACGATCATTCAGCACCACGCCATGCGCGGGGCTGACCTGCCCTGTGTCAAAACGTTCTGTAAAGCTGGTGACGTTGCCGCTGGTCGTGGTCGTGCCGCCGTTGTTGTACCCGCGTCCCAGAATGTCGAGCACTTGCCCGTAGGGTTGCAGAATAGCGGGGGCGCTGCTGGTCGTGGAGGATGCGGTGGCGTTAAACCAGCCTGTACTGCGTGCGCGGACAGCAAGATCAAACTTAAACGGTTGCAGGATACGAAACGTGGAACACTGCGCGGTATAGGCGGCGCTGGAAGGCAGGGTTAACCCTGCATACCCTGATGCGCCGTTGCGAGACGCGATACACGCCGCGATAAAAATGCCGTAGGTGTTGACGCTGTCATACCCTGAATCAAGGATAACCCAGCCATCCCCGGCGTCATTGACCAGCGTGGCATCTGCTGCGGTGTAACAGACCACCACCACCAGATCCAGTGGACGCGTCGAGGCGTTGGGGCTAACGGCAACGGTGGACGCACCCGTGGAGGCTTGCAGCGTCCCCGCGCCGACGTGGGTATGAATAGCGTATCCAACGCTCATTAGCTGACCAGCGCCCCGTCAATAATGGCGTTCGTCAGCAGGTACGTGCCCAGCGCAGTGGTTAAATCTTCGATGCGGGTTACGGCGTTATTGGGGTTGGCGGTAAACAGATCGCCTACGCCCTGCGGTGACATGGTGTGTTTCAGGATAGACAGCTTGATAAACTCATTGCTGTCGTTCAGGTATCCGGCCTGTATTCCCAGATCCATCACCAGACTGCCGGGGGCATCGCTGCGAAACGTGCCCTGTTGAATGCGGTACACAAGAATGTGTTCTGGCGCGGGCATGGCGAAATCCTTTCTATTTTTTAATCCTGCAAAATCGTGTAGATGAAAATCAGGTCTGACGTGCTGGTATAGGTCGGCGTGCCGCGTACCACTGCCACCGCATACAAATCTGTCCCGTTCAGCACAAACGGCAATCCGACGTTGAGCAGTGTTGAAACGCTGTTGAGAGGCGTGCCCGGCCATGCGGTGTTGTACGGACCGATAGAGACAACGCCAAGAATGTTTGCCATGTCGCCATCGCTGGTGGCAACTGCCGCGTTATCTGCCGCAACCGTGACGGAACGGTCAAAAAAGAGAATGTCCATCGCCGCGCGCTGCGCTTGTGTTTTGTCTACGACAATAATCGACTGGATTATTCCACTCCCCCCGCTGATGCGCGCCGCGTTAGAGATGGTCTGCAACCCGCCCACGACATCGCCAGAAGTATAGGCGGTCGTGCTGATCGTAGGGGTCACGCTGATGCGCACCTGCACAGGCGCGGGACGCACCCACTGCCGCCCCTGCGCATCCACGTTCAGGGTGGATATGTCGCCATCTGTCCCTGTGCCTACTGCCGCGCTGTCACGTCGCACCGCCAGCGCGAGTACGCCCACGTCCCCTGATGTATGGGCATCATCTTCCGCCTTGCCTAAGTTGGTGGTTCCGGTGCCGGGGATCACGCGCGTCACATCCACGTCAAGCCCGTTGGTGGCATCACCGGGGATCGCGTCCGTTGCATCCAGCGTGCCGTTGACCAGTTTTACCCGCTGGTAATGCACGCCCGCTACATCATCTGTGGCTACTGTTGAACCAGCGCCCGCTGTGTATCCTAGATTATCAGCCATTACATTCTCCGCCATTGAATGCTATAATTTTACAAGGAGGATCAACATGGTAATGAAGCAAAAATTTGAACGCTTGCCGCATCCTGCTGTTGATTGGAATACAGTTTATCGCGCTGAAAATGGACGATTGCTGGTACAAACCACATGCCCTTACTGCCACAAAAAACAATTCGATGACGCGGGGCAAGTTGCTTATCGTATCCGCAAGGGAACATATACGGGATATTGCTACAAGGATAGGCTGCTGAATAAAGTGAGGGTTGATCGACTCGAAAGACCAGCCCATCCACAAGTTGATTGGGATGACACAGAGATTGTTTTGGTTAAAGGGCAGCGGTTGACTCACGTCCGCATTACGTGCCCCGATTGTGGGCAAAAGCGTTTGAAATCTCCGGGACCTATCGCCGCAAAAATACGACAAGGTAAATTCACCGGGAGATGTATTCCGTGCTCTGGATTTGAAAAGAAGCATGATTGGGTTAATCTCGGCCAAGGTAAAAAAATTGAACCCGTCAAAGGATATATCCGACTTGGTCGCGCCGCGATTGCGCAAGAAGACCTTTGGCTTTATGAAGCTATGAAAGACAAACGGACTTATCTTCTCGAACATCGTCTTGTTATGGCTAGGCAATTGCAGCGTCCTTTACAATCTAATGAACTTGTCGATCATATGGATGGTATCAAGACTAACAACGACCCTACCAACCTCCGTCTTTATATTCGCGGCAAAAATCAACCTGGTGAAACATCTGGCTATGGCACTTATTATCACGAATGGCAACTTGCCTTAACCCGTATCCATGAATTAGAGCAGGAGATTGAACGGCTAAAAAGCTAATTGCCACGTTATCTGCCATTACAATACCCTTTCGTCTACGCTTTCAATGGAACGCGGGGTAACTACTGCCCCGTCTAACACGACCTGCTGCAATACATCGTCATAACGCGCTTCCAGTCGGCGGGTCGCTACAAAACGCAGCACGTCGCGCAAGGTGTACGCCCCCAGGTCACTGCCAAAACGATTGGTGATTTCCTTGCTGGTATAACCCAGACTCAGCACCTTGTTGCGAATGGCGGTCTTTTGTTGGGTCGTCAGGTCGCTCAGCGGGGCGTCTAACCGATCCTTGGGCAGACGGGTAAACCCTGCCGCCGCGTTAATGGTGGTCAGCGTATTTGCCGACGCGCGCACCTTGACAATGGCATGATTGCCCAACACTTCCGTTTCAGCCCATGCGC